AACCATTTAGAATGAGATAGTCCCATCCGAGGTCATTACACAATGCTTTCGCTAATGTAGTCTTACCTGTACCCTGAGAGCCAGACAATAGAAGATTAGGAAATTCTTTATCTTCTACGAACTTTTTGAATGTTGCTTTTAATTCATCGGAAATAATTACATCATCAATACTTTGTGGTCTGTATTTTTCTACCCACAATTTGTTACTTTCATTTATTTCTTTCATTTAAAAATACACCATAGCTTTAATTTTATCTTTAGTAGCAATTAATTTATTACGTTTATCACGATCTTGTTCGCGCTCAAATTCTTTTCTAACATTTTCAAGAGCTTCACGTTGTAATTTATAGAACGCGGAAACAAGATCAGCAGTCTTTATATTATGTTCTTCAATATTAACACTGTCAGGTTCACCCCAAGACCATGCGAGATGAGATTCTGGTAATGACCTTATAATAGTACGTTCAGGTAAATACTTTAGAATATCATATCTACGATACATAATATTATTCGTCTACCACACTTGTACGTTCAACCGCAATGAAATATTCATTCTTTTCATCAACTGATTTAAAGTGAACTAATGGAGATTTTTTACCAAAAACAGATACTTCATAATCTTTAGGTAAAACTCTTAGGTTTTCTGTTTTAAGATGAACGTCAAAATTAAAGCTATCAGAATAATCACAAATCTCAATGGTATATGTATTATCAGAACCACCTTTACTATCATATACTACTGCGATAATTTTTCCATCTTCATTTTTAATCATTAAGTCAGGAGCAGATAATTTACTTGAAACAGTAATAATACTAGAAACATCTTCTTTAGAAAGGTTGAATTTCACTCTAGCATCTGGTACATTAATATTCTTAGTTGGATATGACAACATAGAAGGATCTGAGTATTGATATTTAACCTTTGATTTACCATTACCAACAACCATAGAAAATTCACCAAATTCAATAACAGCGTTTTCCTTGAAAATATCAAGCACACTTAGAAGTTCATTTAGGTCATAGATGGGTAGTGTTACAGGAAAGGTTTCTTCGATTGTAGCTTTTGCATAGATATTTTTAGTTACAGTCCATGTTTTAATCTCATTACTTCCTTCTTCTACATAGAGGTTACCATTAATATTAGCATAATTCTTTAATATGTTAATAGTTTCTTCACTTAATTTCATTATATTTACCTTAGTATTTTGTGTATCGTATATGATAAAACCTCTCAACACAATTGTCAAGAGGTTTGGGGAAATGCGAGACGCTACTAGAAGTGAGAGAGTGAGAGAGGAATCTAGTAACGTCTCTTTTGATTGGTTTATGTATCCATTATATATATATGAAAACGATTTGTCAAGACCATTCTATTCATAAGATGTATTTATTTCTGTGAAGTTATTTTTCAATGTAAAATGTATAGAATTATCAAACTGTTCAATAATCTTATCATTATGAGATATAACAAATATATTAGATTTATCTTTGGCAGCACTATTGATAATCTTAATTAAATCATCTATACCATCAGAATCCATTGATCCATCAGCTACTTCATCCATAATCAATAAATTGGTACTTGCACTATTTTTCATTCTTGAGACTTCTCTAAAGGTAAATAATAGTGCCAAATCAATACGAATCTTTTGACCATCTGAGAAATTACCATACGAGAATACATCACGTCCACGGGACTTAATCGTTTCTTTGAATTCATTATCTAAGATAAATTCTACATTAAAATCTAAAATACCTAAATACTTCTTAATTAAACCATTAATAACAGGGACGTATTGTTCAACTATTTTAGTTTTGATTCCCCCATCCTTCAAAAGTTCAACTATTGTAGTAAAATATCTCAAATCTTTTGTAATATTATCACGCTTAATTATAAGTTCTTTTAACTCATAACGCATTTGTTTGATATTAATCTCATCTTGAGTTGTATCCACACTTTCGGATAATTTTTTATTCTGATTCTCAAGTGTTAATATTGAACTCTCAATAACAGATATTCTATTATTTGCTGCATTAATGTTATTCTGATATGATGTAATATTATTTAATTCAGAACGAATAAAATCAATATCAGTATTTGTTGAAATTATAATTTTATCAGCTTTATCAATACCTTTATCATATTTAATAATCTTATTATTATATAATTCAAGAATATCATCCTTGTACTTATCCTCTATGGATTGTTCACATGTTGGACATTCAGGATTATCATGAAAGAATTTAATCTTTTTATCGGTATTATATTTATTAGTAGAAATTTGAGTTTTGAATGTAGAAATTTCTGAATTCTTTTTAATAACAGACTCTAATTTAACATTCAATTTATCAACATCAAATGTTAATAATTTAGTTTTATTATCTTCAATTATATTTAATTCACTAGATAAAGGAATAGCTAATTTATTAATCTCTTCATAATTTTCAGTTATCGCATTTTTATTATGATTATTTAACTCATCGACACGTAATTGATTTAATTCTATAGTATTATCAAGTTTATTAATATCAGCAACTAATTCTGTATAAGCATCTTTAATGGAAGAAGCGCGTTTCTTCACAATATCAGACATAAGAGAAAAATACTGTATATCTAATAAATCTTCAACAACTGATCTACGTTCTTTAGCTTTCAATCTCATGAATGGCGTGTATTGCTTTGAACCAAGAATAACTATCTGTTGAAAAGTCTTACTAGACATTTTTAATATATTAGTACCAAGATATTTCTGGTAATCCTTAACACTTGCGGCTTGAGGTTTCATTTCATCATTAATGTAAATTTCAAACTTAGCTGGTTTTAGGCCACGTACAATTTTATAATAATTAGTCCCAATATGAAATCCAACTATAACCTCAGTTTTTTTATTATTGATAGAATTAATAACTTGATTATTATTTAATGATATATCGAATGTTTTACCAAATAAACACCAATACAAAGCAAGATACATAGTAGATTTACCATGACCATTTTTACCTAGTAATAATGTTTTATCAGATTCATTTAAAGGTATAGTAATACCTTCATTTCCTGTGGACATAAAATTTTTGTAGAACACATAATCAAATACAATCATAATTTCTTAAATACCTTACCTGTAAACTCATTACTTATTTTCAATTGGATTGTGTGTTGATTACAAAAACGTCTAGATATATCTTTATTACCATACAAATAATCATACTCAAATTCTCGTATTTCATGTGTTGCTATTTCACAACAACGATATACTTTAGCATTGCTAGTATATGACATATGACATCGTTTTTCAAGATCTTTTTCTAATCTATTATCATTAAATAATAAACCACCAATATTAATATTGTTTATATCACTCAATTAATTATCTTTCTTCTTAGCTACTTTCTTCTTAGCTTTCTTCTTTGCTTTTTTCTTAACTTTCGGTTTGATTTTACCTGTAATCATCTCATCATAATCAATATCCCCACTAGCAAATTTTACATAGTCTGTAGATAATACCTTAGAACCATTAATAATAATATGAGTAGCAATACCACGAGTACACATTTCAAGTGCATCCATCCAAAAATCTTTACCATCAAGCATCTTTTCGAATTCCTCATCACTAATGAAGCCAAAAGGAACTGTAATGGAATATAAGAAATCACGAACAGATTGAGATTGGTGAAGTACTTGTGATTCAAGTTCACCACCCTTTCCACCTACGATATGAGAATAATCATGAAACATTAAGGTAGAACTTTCATATACAATACGCTCATTACCCATACAGAAAGCTAGAGCACCCATAGAGAATCCTGCGGAATCTAATATGGTACGAGTACGCCCATTAAAATATTCATGAATAATATTTAAAATTTGTTTACCTTCATTAATATCACCACCATATGAATGAATGCGAATATCTAAAAAATCATTATTATTAGATTGACGTAAAATATAAAATAATTCATGAAGACCTCTATCCTTCTCAGCAAAGCTACCTAGATATAAATTATATTCTGTATATGGATGAATTATTTTAAAATATTCTTCACTCCCTTCCATAGGAATAGCATTTGGTTGTACTTCTTTTAGGAATAGAGTGTGATGTGAAGATGTAAAAATATTCTCTTTTTTATTTGGAAACAGTAAAAGTTCTTCTAGTTCTTTTTTATCATTATTCATTTTTGTTATTATTCCTGTGATATTGCTTCTGTGTGGAGTTCTCTTATCATTTCACCTAATAATGCATTATCAATAGTTTTATCATCTATTGTATCAACACTACGTAATAATATAGAAAGACTGTCTTCTACATCAATATTATCAATATCAACATCTTCACTATTAATATTACTTTCGGTTGTAGATACATCTAGAGGATTAACATTATATAAATGATTTAAAAATAATTCATATTTTTCACTATCATCATTACCAATAACATTAACCTTTACGAAAGTGCTTTCATATTCACTTATATTAGCTATTAATTCTTCACTATTATTATTGTATATTATTTTTTTATGTAATATAAAAGGATTGCGAATGAATGTTAATTCTTTTGTATCTGTATCTAATACATAAAATCCCTTCTCATCATCGTAGTCACTCCATGTCATTTCATAAGGTATACCTAAATAACGGATATTTCCTTTTTGAGATTTAGTGTGATAATGGCCAGAGTATACATTGTCATACTTAGATAGTATAGATGAATCCATACCATGTTCAATAATATGACCTTTCATCATCTCAAAACCAGATAATTCAAAATGACCAAAAGCATAAGGAGAAATACTAGATGCCATATGTTCGTTTAATTCTTCCATGTTATTAGGGTTTAACCACGGGATAATATCCGTAGTCATATTACCACCAACATTTACAGTAGAAATTTTATCATGATATATAGTTATATTTTTTTGATACTTCTCTTTCATTAACTCTTTTAATGAATTAATAGACCTATCATAACGATAGTATTGATCGTGGTTTCCCATTATAATATGTAACTGTAAATCATACTCCACAACTTTTTCTAAAATATTAGTTCTAGTGTTATTCAATGTCATGAAATCAACATTTTTACGCTTATCGAAGAAGTCACCAAATTGCCATATTTCTTTAATGTCTTCTTTTAAACAATAAGGAAATAATAATTCCTCAAAGAATAAATTTTGAAAATCTCGAAATATTTGTGAATTTCCACGCACTCCAAAGTGAGTGTCACCTAATAATATTACTTTACTCATTATGCATATATATCAGGAATAACAGGTGGTGGAGTTGGTGTTGGGGGAGTTTCATCATCATCATCTAAATCACTAGTTAGATTACGTACAGTAGATGTTAAATTATATATAATGTCTTGACACGCTTCTTCAACATGACACATAAATTCCATATCGCGCATTTTATATTGGTTTTCAGTGAAAGAATCAGATAAGAATAATAAAGTATCAGATGCTTCTCTTATCATTCTTTCATTAATATCACTATGGTTAATATTAGTCTTCATCAAGGTAGGACTCCAAGCTGTTATTATTTTTAGGGGTACGAGTTCTTTTCTTTTTCTTTTCTACTGTTAAGTCTATATGATTTTCATCATTCAATGCTTTAAGGAAAGTTATATACTCATTATCATATTGAGAACTACTATCTTGATCTTGCAATTCACTCAATACACCTTCTATATCAGCATTCATTATATATCTTAATTTAGTCTTCCATTGCTTATCTTCTTTTTGAATACGTCTAACGGAAGCTTGCCAAGCTATACGAGAAAAATAAGAATAAGGAGAATTGTATTTAACATAATTGAATTTATGAGCATACCTAACACAATTTTCGATTGCGTCTGCGGCAAATTCATCAGCGAAAGTATAATTATTAAAGTTGTATCGGTAAGCTGTACCTTCACAAACTTTCATTATTTTTTCAGCAAGAGGTGTTGTTAGTTGTGGTCGAGGTTCGCCTTTTTCAAAAGCGTCTTCACATATTTTGACCCATTCAGTCATTTCCTGATAAAACTCCGCATTATTCACATAATGGTTATCAGGTTTTTTTTCTTCTGTCATATCTTATCCTTCAGTATATAATACTATTATAATAGGCGTTTGTCAAGATATATAATATATATTTTTAAAACTCTTGACATTTCATTTACTTTATGTTACAGTTTTTGGTTGTATTTTGGGTATTATAAATAATTATCACATTTGTATAAATATAATAATATCTTGACAATATATTTTTAAAATAGTATATTGTCTCTCAACTTAGACGTATATCAAATAACTAGTTTCAAGTAGATATACGTATGGAAACATTTCGCCACGAAGTCCATAAGACCTCTCTGCGCTGTAGATTTTAAACTATCCGACCATTATACTAACGTTACGTTGGATAGCTAGAATTATGAAGCTATATCTAAGATAGTCATCATAACATATTTATATGAATCGTAAAGCTACCATTATGGAAATTGGTAGTGCTATATTCAGTGTCACCAATGGAAGACGAGAACGCAGGTGATTATTGTATAGTTCGGCTGTTTAGACTTAATAATCTATATCCTTACCCAGGCAGGCAATTTGGACACGTAACCAAATATAGGGTAACTGTGTCTGAAAGAAAAAGAATTATCAATAGAGTAAACCTTTAGTATAAAAATAATTACCAATAGATAAAAATTCTAGTGGTAGTGAGCGTAGCGAACATCAAGAGCAAAGCGATTGATTCACAAAGTCCATATTGGTAATAAAGTTTATCAATGTACTCTATGACCAGCTTCGCTGGGATACTCGCTACGCTCGTCTCGTACCAATATGTTATTATAGTCCTGCCGTCTTGGACATTGATCAGTTTAAAATATATAGATTTATCTATATGTTAATTTTAATCATTTCCATTTCAAATTTTTCTTTCGTATATATTTTAAAACGTTCAATAAAATGCTTTAATGTATAATTCTTATGTTTCTTTATACTTAAATCATCAACAATATCCCAAAGAATAACACTAAATTTAGTTTCGGATAATCTAAGTCCACGACCTAAACTCTGCAATACTCTAATTTCACTCTTTGATGGTGAACCAAATATTACGTGATTAATATTACGAATTGATACACCTGTTGAAAACGTTCCGTATGTTGCGAATAATAATGAGTTATTATCTTTATCAATAGCTAAACGAATTTCTTCACGTTCTTCTTTACTTGTACCACCGTATATCATATATACGTTTTTGTCTGGATATTTTTTCTTAGCTAATGCGTAGAGTATTTTAACATGATCAATCTTATTAACTAATACTAGTTGGTTACCTTTCATATCACCAATAGAATCAACAATCATTTTGTTGCGTCTATTATGATTAATTAAGTAATTAATCTCTTCTTGATATGATTTATTACGACACTCTTTACGTTCAATATCAGGATATAATAGAGATACACAATTAATCGTTAACTTAGCAACTTGTTTACGATCCATTAATTCTTTTGTTGAAATAGTTTTCTTAATGCGACCAAAAACACCTTGAATTAATAAATCATTAACTTTCTTAGAACCAGTTGTTCCTGTAGTACCAATTTTAAATTCACATTTAATTGTTTTTTCCATGATCTCTTTGATAGATTTAGCTTTCGCACCATGAACTTCATCACAATATATCATACCAAATTGAGAGAACCAATCTACAGGTTGTTTGTATATTGATTGCCATGTTGATACTATTATTTGTTTATCAGTATCTTTCTCCATACCTGCTGATACCGTATGAACTTCTTCTTTATTATCCCATTCAACATTTGATGAGTAATCACCAAAGTCAGCAAACATTTGAGTAACCAATGTAACAGTAGGAACTATAATTAATACTTTCTTCTTGTAATTATCACAATACCATCGTATCGTACCATATATATTTAATGATTTACCTGCTGATGTTGGAGCTACAATAGTAGACCTTTTGTGATAAATCGCATGATAAATCGCATAGTATTGGTAATCTCGTGGAGTGATTGATTTGCCGTGAGCAACTAAATCTAATGTATCAAGATAATCAACTATATCTTTTGGAGAAATATCAGTCTTAGCTTCAAGCATTGGATCGATAGAAATACTGTAATTACTATTCTTAGCAAATATTTTTAAGTGATGCAGGAGACCTATATATAATGTTCTTTTCCACGCACCGAAAAGTTTTATATTTCCATCCCACATTTTAGCTTTATATTTTGGATGAAAACGGTAACCGTCAGCTTTATAAGAAAAGAATTCTTGAAGCTCATGAGCGATACCTGCTTCACATTCAATGAACATATTTACATCATCAATTTTTCTGACAATTAAATCATGCATTACATATACCCATCATTCATTTTTCTATATTCTAAAGCATTACGTACATTGAAAGAAGTTTGACCTAACATCTTAATAATACCTTCTAGATGTTTTAAAATTAATTCAGATTTCTCTAATTTGTTTTTTAATTTGATAATTTCTTCATCACCATTAATATAAATTTCACACTCAGCTTTATTAGAAAATACATATTTGTAATTGTAGCGGTAGAAATCGTATTTTTCGCGGTATAGTTTATCCCAATCACTCTTCAACTCCAAATGCTTAATCCCCTGATCATGAAGAAAACGTAAATATTTACTATTAGCATGGGGGATATTAACAGATAAGGTTTCTAGATCTTTACGATCACCTAAATCTTTCTCTACTTCCGTATCGAGAAAAGTAGTTAAAACTTTTACGTTGATTTCTTTCTTTTTGGTCATAATATATAAATCTCATTAGGTACTATACTATTTATCAAGTCTTTAAATTGATGATCTCGAACCATGTATAACTTATAGTAGCTGTGCAAGGAGTTGGTTCTCCAGAAGCGGTAGTCATTGCTAATTCCCCTAATGAAATAGGAAAACAATCTTTTAATATAATATTGAATATAGGATTTTTCTGGTTATTTAATATTGTTACAGTAGCATCAGATGTAGCATCCTTATCATCTGGTCTATTAATTTTACTACGATCAGGGTGTCCTAACTCCAACATCCAATTATATAGTTCTAAATAATTTTCTAGGTTTTCATCAACATTAAATGTAATAGTAATTGGATCAAAGTCTAATTTATCACTAGGAACATTAAAATCAATTGTACGAGAATTAATAATAGGTTGCCCTAGATTAACAGCAGGAATAGGTACATCTGTTGTATAGAAAGCAACATTTGGAATTTTATCAAATGTGAATGTAAAATTATTACTGCGTAACTCGTTCATTAAATTTATCCTTTATTAGTAGTACTATTTATCACTTTTTAAACATCTACTTCTTCATATGTACCTAATATTTTCCATGAATTTAATAGATCATCTATTGTCCTAAATTCATTAAATGGGTGAAAGATTCCTAAATGTAATTCTAAACTTTCTTTATTAAACCATATATCTCTGCCTTCTTGTAAATAACAGTAAGCGCATTTAATTTTCATTTTTAATATACTCTCTATGAGATTTTTCAATGTTGGTGATATTAAGTTCTGAGAGACGTTTATGTATATTACCTTTCTTACAATCTCGTATTATGTTATAGAATGTAGCGAATGACATACCAATCATATTGAATATTGTATCGTAGTCTAATGTCTGTACAAATTCATCAAACATAGTTACATTATAAAAATTTACTTGTTTGTGGTCATTGCGGAATTTATCTAATTGTTCTTTATTCGTTTTTGATTGTTTAGGTGATTTCTTAACACCCTTTTGTGCTTTACCCCATTCAACACCCTTTTGTTTTATCTGTTCAGCTCGTTCCTTTCCCCAAATTTCTTCGGCGGTTTTTCCTTTCTTAGCTTCTGACATTTTTTCTTTAGTTTCATCACTATGATATGTACCATAAGCATGATGGTCTTTACCATTTACACCATACATAGCATTATTCTTACCTTGAGTACCTACTTTCTCTTTACGCTCATCTGGTGTCATAGATGACCAATAATCCTTTCTTGCTTGAGAAATTTTATCTTTGTGATCTTGAGTCATATTATAATTATCACCACCAGGTGTAGTGTTATATCCATTAATGATGGTGTTATATTCTTGTATAAGAGAACGTTCAGCTTCATTGAGAACATCTATATCATTAGATAGAGCAATATATAGAATATCATGTGTCCAATCAGATTCTTTATAATCGCGTATTGCTTGATGAAATTTCGTGGTAGATCCGTTTTTAGATTTATTGAGATGTGCTTTCCATCGACTATCTAATTTTTGAATAGTCTGACCGATATATGATTTATCTGTGATTGTATTAGTATGTATGTATATTATATTCATACTATTATTTATCATTTCTTAATTCTTCGTTCTAGGATTATAATATTCATACGTAAAAAAGGACTCCGAAGAGTCCTTTTTTTATACCATACGAAATATTACCGTAAGTGGTTGATTTTAATATAAATATTAAAGTCCTTTCACTACAAAACGGCGGAAATATGGATTAGCTGCTAAAGACTGTGCTGGGTCAGCAGAGTAGTTAGTTGTATCAGCAAATGGATTTACTGCTAAACCGTAACGAGTTTTGAAGCCGATACGTGGTTGGAAATCTTCTTCACCAACAGTTTTATGCATACTCATTGGAATATAAGGAGCATAATAAGCACCAGCGTCATAAACGTTTGCGCCTTTATAACCCATTAATACTTCATCGTTAGCTAAGTAAGGATCAACAAACACTTTATATCGTCCGTTAAGAACACCAGCGAAAGTAATACCTACATCAGCAGGAGTTGAAACTTGAGCTAATGAAGAACCTAAACGGATATCCATTTTACCAGCTAAGTCAAGAGCACCAGCAACGTTTGGAGAAGTAATAATCCAGTTAGCCATACCACGGCGAGTTTCACGCGCAATACGATTAGCTTGGTTATTGATGAATAACATTAATGAACGAATACGATCAATTTCTGTTAATGCATCTGAGTCAGTGTGAAGATCAAATTCACCTAAAGTAGTAAGAGCGTTAGTACCACCACCATCATAATCAGCAGCAGGAGTAACAATAGCTTGACCACGACATAAAGCAATAACTTCACGATTGATCTCAGCTACTAATTCACCAGATAAGATATTAGCTAATTCAGTTTCAGCATCTAAGCCATGAACCGCTTTTAAATCAGCTGCTAATTCTTCGGTGTACTTAGCTTTTAAAGCACGAGTTTTAGCTGTTACAGTAGCTTTCTCAATACTAAAGCTCATTTCAGCCCAAGGATTAAGTTGAGTGATAACTTCGTTTTGAGTATATGTACCGGCAGCATTACCTGTTTCGTTAGCACCCAAGACTTCAGCAGCAGCTGTAGACATACCAGCACCAGCACCATCACCTGAGTTATTCACGTCAGCAACGGCTGTACCAAATGCTTCAGCACCAGAAGCGTCACCACCATAATGAGCAACCATTGTGAAGATTAATCCACTTGGGCCAGTCATAGGTTGAACACCAACGATATCATGAGCAATTAATGAAGGCATAGATCTACGAACTAAGCTAATTAATACTGGGTCATATGCATTAGGAACTTGAGCTGTACCAACGGTATTAACTTCTTGAAGTTCTTGTGCAGTGTTTTCTAAAATACGTAAAGTAGTATTACGTACAGTTTGGTTTTCGATTTTTGGAAGAGATGATTCGTCAAGCAATGGTGCCCACTTTTCTTTCACTTCTTCTGTCAAAGCAATATTTGTTTGCATTTCAGTTTTTCCTTTATTTTAAATTTACTGTTTTAGCACTTTTAGGGCAGCACTTATTAGGTCATCATTAGCTGCAGGAGCTTTAACTTCCTTTTTAGATTTATCTTTATCATCAGTTTCAATGATTAAGGCTTCTTCTAAACTTGTTTCTTTTGTATCATCTTCTTTCTTGAAATAAGACTCTTTAAGAGTTTCTAATTTTTCTTGGAAAGATTCTACATCAGAGAATTCAACACCTTCAGCTAATTCTTTAAGTTTTTCAACTTCTGTATCAGCTAAATCTTTAGATACTTCTGAGAAAATCATAACAGCTAATGCTTCGTCAAGTTTTTTCTTAGTATCAATTTCTGATTCTACTTTTTCGTCTAACTTAGCTTCAAGTTCTTCAACTTTTTCAGCAAGGTCAGTTACAACGTCAAAACGTTCTTCTGGTACATCAATGAAAGATTCAGAGAATAAGTCTTGTAGACCATCAATGAAAGATTCTGTAATTTCTGTACGTGCGCCATTTTCAATAGCTAATTTGTTTTCTTCCATCCATTCAGTTACAACATAGTCAAGATAGTCATCAATTTTTGATTCCATTTCTTCTTGAATTTCTGTACGCGCTTCTGAAAGAGAAACTTTATTCTTTTCTTTAATTGATTCAGATAGTTCTTGAATCTTAGCATTTACTGCTGCTTCAAAAATTGTAGCAGCTTTCTTTTGGAATTCTTCTGATAGTTCTTCACCATCTAACAAAGCTTCCATATGCTCAGATACATTAACCTTCAAATCAACTTCTTTTGTTTCCTCAGCGATAGTAACTAATTCACCAGCTTCAAACTTAGCGGTTGCTTCGTCTAAAGATAGTTCTGTATCACAAGCAGAACAAACATGTTTGTCTTCTGTAATATCCATTACTTCTTCGCATTTAGGACATTTAAACTTTTGCATTAATGTTCCCCTATTAAATCACAAAATTGGTTAATAAATTAATATATTTTTATATATACTAGTATTTATACAAATGCAGATCTCTATTTTAGAGATTGCTTATTTTACTCATAAAAGACTCGAAAGCCTTTACTTGAGATTCTGTTTTATCTTCAACAATGTCTTCTGTTTTATCTTCAACAATGTCTTCTTTTTTATCTTCTACTTTGGATTCAACTAAAGCTCCGTCTTCCCATTCGTAGTTTAAAGATTCATATATTCCACCAACCCATGCATCATGAGCACTTGGATCAGAAACAATATCAATAGTAGCTAGTGAGAAATCTTCTTGTACAATCTTTACGCCATTAGATTCTTTTAAAGAACCTACACCACGAGAAGATACACCTAAAGAACCACCACCCTCAATGATACCACGAACAATTTTACCCATTGGAGTATCAAGAATTTTGGCTTTACCCATCCAGTTATTACCTTCACGTCTCAATTCTGTAATAAGATGAGATACGCGTTCAGGATTAACTTGTACTGATGGTGGATGATTTAATTCACCTAAAGCACGTTTAGTATTAACATACTCTGAGATATATTTTTTTACAGCTTTCTCCATTACAGCACTAGGATATACACGACCATTACGGTTTTTCAATTCCTCTTGCATAAAGACACCTGATATATACATATCTTTTTTGCCAGTTGCTTCATCTAGAATTTCTTCTACAATGAATTCATTACGAAGGTCTTCTGTAATAATTTTCATTTATTTTTCCTTCTTTTTAGAATTTTTCTTTTTTGAAGCTTTCTTCTTACTAGCTTTCTTTTTAGAATTTTTCTTTTTAGTGACTTTTTTAGATTTATTTGGTTTTGGTGGTTGTACACCTTCTTTAATATCTCTACCTTTTGGTGGTACAGGTTCTTCATCAGGAGATTCATGTACAACAGTAAGACCACCATCTACATTATCAATTTTTACAACATCTGTATTGATACCTAGAATCCACCAGATAAAATAAGATATTTTTTCTACTATTGTTCTCAATAAATTCATAATAATTACCTTTTCATAATTGAAAGTTTACGTTTTCTGTTAGCTGATATTTTAGTAGCTTTACGTTTACGAGCACCTACACGAGCTGATTTCTTAAATTTAGCTTTCTCAGCACCAGATATACGTGTTTCACGACCTGTTTTTTGAGATACGTGTTTACCAGCAACTCGTTTGAACATTTTCTTTTTCTTCATACCACGAACAACAACGACTTTTTTACTTTCTTCAATTTTGTCGTGTGCTTTTAGTAATAATAATTCATTAGCTATATTAGAAGCTTCTGATATTTTACCGTCAGTCAGAGCTATGGTTAGTTTCTTGATTAGAGACATCGTTGTTTACCTTTTGTTTAAATACAGAACTTCTACTGTAGTCTTTATATTTATCAATCATGGTGTATGATTTTTGAGTTAATGCATTTTTAATCATATCACCAAATTTTGTAACAGAACTTAAATTATATTTCATTTCTCTTCTTCCTTATCTTCTTCATTAGGTTTCTCATCATCTTTAGGTTTAGGAGCTTCTTCTTCTTTAGGTTTAGGAGCTTCTTCTTCTTTAGGTTTAGGAGCTTCTTCTTTAGGAGCAGGAGCTTCTTCATCTTCTTCTCCAAACTCACCTACACCTTTAGCTGCGGCTTCACCTTCTACATAATCATTAATTTCGCCATCTTTTAATTCTTCCGCAATTTCCTTATCAATCTCTTCAATTTCTTCCTCAGTTTGTTTCAATATATTCTTACGAATATACGCAACACTCCAATATCGACCTACATATTCATTGATACTTTCTAGTTGTTCAACTCTACTTGCGAATATTTCTGATTCCTTCAATTCAGAGAAGTATGAATCTTGATTATAATCAAACGTAATTTCATTTTTAATTGAAGCCCAATCGGCATCAGTGATAATTTTCTTGATTATTAATTGGGTATATAATATATCCATAAACAAATAAGAGAACTTCTTACGTAGTTTTGTTATGAATTTACTAAATTTAACTTCATCACGATTGATTTCACTTGAACGTCCAAGACCAAATGTAGCACCTTCTTCTAAACGAGATACAGGGATATGTAATGATTTATATAGTTTATTTCTAAAATATAAAACTTCATCCATATCAGAGAAGCCGTTAGCGGTATCTAATGTAGATACCTCTGTACCACGTCCACCATCTCTACGAGGTAACCAAATATCTTCAAGCATAGACATATGATGAGCATTGTCTTTTATAGAACCAGTATTAGCGTCATAAACAGCTTTATTTTTAAAGTTATTCATTAGACCACGCATATAAGATTCTGCATTAGTCTTAGATAATTGACCTACATCAACATAAAATACTCTACGAGATGGAGCACGAGCTATTTTATATATAGCTGTTGCATCTTCAAGCATACGCATTTGATTATGCGGTTTAATAGCTTTATGTAAATAGGATAAAATTAAATTGGTTTTTGGATCAAAAATACCACTATGAACGTATGTTATAGCTTCTGGTGGTATTTTTAGAATTTTTATTACTGATTGAGAACGAGCTTGTTGATTCTGAGTGTTAGTCTCGAATTTATTAGTGTATGTATAATATGTTTCCCCTTTGCGGAAAACTTCTACACCATTTTCTTTTATAACTTTATCTTCTTCTACAACTTTTTTGATATTGGAAGGTTCAATATATCTTATTTCTTTAAGACCTTCTGATACTTTATTGGTATTTACAATCTTATGAAAGTAAATTCTACCATCAATATACCAACGTCTAAATATTTCATCACCCTTCTTATAGAAGTTTAATAAACGCTGTATATATTCAAATTCTTCTCTTATAGAGTCTTTTACTTTATCACTGAGATCAGTTTTAGATAAATTAATATCAACTGTTTTAATATCAGGATCAAAGTTTAATGATTCATTTACAATGTCATCTAACGCCCATTCTATATCAGGGTCATTAGCCATTTCACGATATGTATCTATTAATTGTTTTTCTGTATCAAATGCTACATCGAAATTTTGAGTAAATGAGTTGTTGATTCCGTCACCAACAACGATAGCACCGTCTTGTTGTTGCTTTGGAACGAAAGATTCTGTTTTTTCAGATTCTTTTACTTCTGTCTTTTTTCTAGTAAGACTAAAACCAAATAATTCCATAATTATATTTTCTCTTTAATATTAATAGTTATTGAATAACACATCCTTGTGACTATCCAATATTTATTATTATTATTATTAAGCTCTGGTGAAGT